TTAAGCTCATCACCATCTATCTCATCTACAGGGGTGCCTTGTTTTAAGTGTTCCTGTAAAGTTCCCAATTTCTGATTAGCAAGGTGCCACTTCTGCGCTAAGGCATCCAACGACAACGGTTCCTTCTGTCCGCGTTGGCATAGGTACTCAACCAGCATCGTATCAAAGACAGGCCCGTCGTAGGTAAAGCCTGTATCCCAAAGCCATACCAACTCATGCTGGGCGTTATGGCAAATAAGTACACTGGCCTTGTCTAGTTGGTCTTGCAATAATTGTTTAGCATTTTCAGTACTATGCGTTGCGTGGTTAAACCAAAATGACGACTCGATACCCTCATCTTGTTTGGTACAGGCCAGCACTAGCTTGTTGTCGGGTGTAAAAGGATCAAGCATAAGCTTACCGTTTTCAGTCTTTTGTGCGGTGTTCTCAACATCAAGAGTCAGCTTCATGCCGCAAACCTCCCGGTCAATGGGTCAAGAATTGTGACTACCCTACCATGCTTGCCGGTTAATTTATTCTTCACGATCAACCAGTGGCGCTCGAAACTTTCTTCCTCTTGACCTTCCACCATTGGCGTCTTTGTGATACAGAATATTATATCCGCTTCACTGGCTTTGCCGGTACGACTGCCCTCTAACATAGACATATCAACGAATACTTTTCCCTCAGCCTCAGCCGATAGTTGACTCATACAGAAAATGGCACAGTCGTACTGCTTTGCAATAATCCTAAAGCGAATATACGTAGCCTTTAATTGTTCATGTTGGGCGGTATACTTACCTTCGGGCAAGAATTTATCGGCTATGTCCGCAACAACAATGTCGGGTTCATAGGCTTTGATGGCACGTTCAACCCTGTCTAAATCCCATCCGGTAGCATCGGTTACATACAGCCGATCTTTCAGTGGTTGGAATATATTTTCACAGGTTACAAGATCCTGTGCTATAGCCTTCATATCCATACCACATGCGGCTGTAAGGTATCGACCAGACACACGGTTGGTAGCCTCTTCATTGGCAAGCACAAGAACCTTTGCCCCTTGATGAGCAAATCCGCCCGGTCCAGCACAAAGGTAGGCGTGGCTAGAAGTCTTACCGGTGTTTGAGCGAGCTGCGCCAACAATAAGCTGCCCACTATTTACCCCCGGTACCAACTTAGCTACACTAGGTATGTTAATCTTCCACCTAAAGTCGAGTTCATTCTGCGCTATTAAAGAGCGAACGTCCATCGGCTCAAAGTTAACCTTAAATAACGGCAAGAAGTCTTCTTGTCGATTACTTGCAAACTCAAGTACTTTATGTAGTGATGTGACTTGACCATTGGACATTTTGAAAGCAATGTCCATGAGTTCATTAGCGGCATCTTCCCTATTTAGTTCAGTAAGTACATCTTGGGTTACTTCTGTATTTAAGGGAGTGCAGGCGTGTAGTTTATTGAATAGTGTTTGGTAAACTTCCCGCTGCGAGGTTGTCAGTGCAGGATTAGCAGCCCAAAACAAAGCCTCGATGTCTGTGGAATGTATATCTCTCTCGTACTCCCGCATTGCCTTGTCGATGATGGCCTTAATTTGGCGGGACTCCTTGCTCCTAAAGATTTTCTCCTTAACAAGGTTCTTATTTGCTTCATAGAACTCTCTGTTAGTAAGCGTGCGTAGTAATGCGATCTCCATAGATCTTGTCCACCTTATGCGGGTTGAGTGAGTTCATTAACCTGTTTGTGTATCAATAGCATATCTGATTTTCGCCTATATTTCAAGTCATCCCTCAATCGTGCCGCAAAGACCTTGTTCTGTGGTATCAAACCCCGCAACTCTTGCGTGAATTTTAGGGTCTTATTGGCGGCATCGGGATCAAGCGCCACAATAATAGCTGTATAGCATTCTAAGTGTGCTACATGCGTCGGGAGAAGGGCGGTACCTAGCAGGGCTACCCCTGTACAGTTGTCCTCTGTTGCCCCCACTACGGCGGCTGAGATAGCATCCTCTACTACAACAGCAATGTTCCCATTGCCTGACGTATAGGGATAACTGGAAGTACCATACCTCTTCCACTTAATTGGATTATACGTACCACTTAAATGTTTATAATCTCGAATGCCACGGTACCGGCCTGTTGCATCTATAATAACTCCATCCTGATCTCTAACAGGGAATACGATACGATCTTCACGTAGATCATAGTAAAGTTCAACATCATCAAAGGGATAGTCATATTTGTTAATCCATTCTGTAACCTCAGTTCTTCCGTGCTTGCCTACAATGTGAGGAGGAAAGACTAAAGGGCCAGATGGAATTTTCTTTTCCGCTACCCTCGCCTCTTCAAAATCACTAACTTTAACACTTGTCTCTTTGCGTCCGGCTAAAGAGCACCCAGCTTTGTAGCAATTAAACAGGGTACCTACTAAGGTTCGAGTAACCGTAAAAGTGTTGCGACCAAAGCACACAGGGCAGTCGCCCCGATGCTGCTCGCCTATCTGTAAATCTAGGCCCAAAAGGACATCGGACAACGCTTGGTTCATGTCAGCTCTTCTTCCTTTAAGAAAGTCTTAGGATCAAAGTTACGCTTCGCTGCGGCGTTTCGGGCTTGTTCGGTGCTAATCCTCACATAGGGGTTTAAACTTTCCCTATTCTTATGACCACTATACGCCATTATTTCTGTATCTGTAGCTCCTGAGTTGGCTAGATCTGTAAGTACAGTACGGCGGATATCGCGCAACTGCAAACGAGAAGGTAGATCGGCGCATGACATGATGGATCTGAAACATTTGGAAATTTGTCCTTCACTGTATGGTGCAAGAGTAAAAGGGTGTGGTACTACCCATTCCTGAAAATCGTATACCTCCTTTTGCTGTTCCAACATCTTAACTACATTATCGGATAAAGGTATTCCCGGTATCCGTTCCTTTGTTTTCTGAATAACTTCTCTGCGGTACAGCTTATCCTCTAAGTTAAAATTGTCCCACTTAGCTAAACGAATATCCTCGATACGCTGGCCTAATTCCACGTTGATACGTACAAGCAGGCCGATGTTACGCCATTTGGGCTCAGCAAAGGATGTCTCTAGAAACAGTCTAAAATCTTTTGATGACCACACTGTATTTCGAGGTTCCGGCTTGGCCCGTTCAACAAACTGCCAAGGATTTCTTATAAGTAAATCATAGCGCATCAGTACGTTCCACACTCTCGTAACGATCTGTAGTGTGTAGTTCGCAAACCTAATGCCGTCACCCTTTACGCTATTCAACAGCTGCCAGTATATCTCTTGACATTTAGCCGTGTTCAAGTGCTCCAAGGATATTTCGCTAACACCCTCCAGATCACATAGCCTCGACAGCTGGTAACGGTACTGTGTACGAGTCTTGTCGCTCTTTATTTTTGTGGTAAACTCTGGTGTAGTTTTATAGAGGTCTACGACGGCGGCTATTGTGTCGCTTTCTAACTTCATCGGGATCATTCCTTTTTTCTAACTGTTGTTGCTGTATCTTTAACTCGTTCCACTTTTTCATGGGCATACGTCCTCTAATACGCTTGGTTGTGTTGTCTGGATTGCCTACGTGCATGGTAAAGTGCGCCCATTTGCGCCCTTCTTTAACAAAAAAAGTTCTGTGACCAGAACCAAAACGGGGAAGCTCATTTGTTAGTAGCATTTCATAGCGTTTGCCATAGCGTTTTTCCTTGAACTCATTCCAGAGTAATTGCAATTCAGCTAACGCTTCTCTTTCTCGTAAATGTTTTGCTTCCATAAACAATTTACGGGCATTTAAATCAACCTTGGGTGAGCCTGCAATTTTAGTAATTTTCACCATAGAAAATATCTAATCAAACCTATAAAATATATAGAGCCAACTATTATATTAAGTACTATCAACGCTCTATCCAACCAAAGAATGCCTACTATTAACCAAAATAGACAACCAATACTAGATAAGAATAAATTAAGGGGTACAATATCAAAAGAGGTACACGCTGCACCAACTAATAACGCAATGGTTCCAGCCCACTTTAGATACCAACTGAGGCCACGCGACGGGGTTACTTTCTTTCTGGTACCAGCTTCTCCAAACACGGGCGAATTGGCCGCGTCATTGGCAGCCTTCGTGTCGCAAAGCGTATAAACACTTCGATACCAAATGTTTTTACCATAAAAATAATCATTAGAAAAACGAAAGTTAAATCGCCCTAGCTGTATAACCTTCCCAAGGACATACCCA